GTCGAGGGTGAGGCCATTGACCGCTTTGTCATCGACGAATCAGGGAAGATCAAAAAGCAGGTCTGGTTCTCCTTGTTCACCACCATCACCCAGACCAAAGGCTATGGGATCATCACGGGAACCCCCAGAGGCTTCACCTGGTACTATGACCTTTTCCGCAAAGCCCAATCTGGGAAAGATGACTTCTTTGTCTGGTGCCAGATTGCTACTAAGGACAACCCCTACAACACCCTTGAGATGGTCAAGAATGCCGAGCGCATCCTGCCCAAGCATCTCTATGACCAGTATTACCTGGCAAGGTTCCTCACCAGCGGATCGGTCTTTGGAGATCTCAGCACCATCTGGGATGAAAACATTGTCCTGCCTGATGGGTCCTCCAAATTCTGGATCGACCCGGACCCTGCCAATCGCAACATGGCCGTTGTTCATGGGATGGACGTTGCCAAGCAGCGTGACTACACTGTCATCTACTCAACAAACTCCGAAGGCAGGATGGTAGGTTTTTGCCGGTTCAGGCATGTACCCTACCCACGGCAAGCCCAAAGGCTTGAGACGTACCTGCAACGGTATTTCAGTGGTGACGATTGTGACAACGATCTTAGATACGATGCAACAGGTGTTGGTGTGGCTTTTGGTGATTTACTTTCTGACCTGGATATTGACTGCTCGGTCACAGCGGTAACCTTCACCAACAAAAGCAAGTCTGAAATGGTCACCAGGACAACCATGGCCATAGAGCAGGGCTGGCACCGCGCACCCAGGATTGATGTCGTCGAGCATGAATTTAGCAGCTACGAATTGAAGGTCACTAAAAGCGGCCTGCACGCCTACAGTGCCCCGGACGGTGAGCAAGACGATATTGTATCGGCTGGGATCTTGTCCATCTCAGGAGCTTACCAGAGCGCCATAGCTGAGGAGGCCGAAAGGATGCTAGAACATTTGAACGGTGAAATTGATGACGTTGATATCTGGGCTGGTACAATTACCGGACAAGACGACGATGACTTTTTCGACAATGACGATGATGACGATGACCTGGACCTTGACGCAACCTTAGAGGACTAAACCAAAGATGTGGCCATTCCCTAAAAAAGAAACAAATACTCATTCAGGTGCTGGTCTCCAGGCAGGTGTCATCGAACCCATCATTGAACCATTGGGTGATGTTGCCAGCGTCATGAATGGCCTTGCCGGTAGCATTGAAGCCGCGATGCGAAAGCATCTTGATATAAACAACCTGAATACTGAACAGCAGCAGGGTGGGCACTTTGGGACTGAGTTTAACCTGAGTACGACTGTTGGTGTGATGAAGGGCCTTTACGTCCAGGAGCCCTGGGTCTATGCCACAGCCGAGCTGATTGCAAAGACCATGTCGACTGTCCCCTACCGCGTCCGAAACAAAATTACAAAAGAGATTGATACCACCCACCCAATGAACAAAATTTTGGTTGCTGGTAGCCAGATCACTGACTACAAGACCACCGACTGGGCTGGCTATGCTGACCTCACCCTGGGAGGTAACTACTTTCGGATTCTGTCTGAGGATTACAAATACTTTTACCATGTGCCTGTGGAATACACCGAAATTGTTTTGAATGAACGCTTTAAGGCAGGCGACATGACCGCACCGCCATTTGCAGGTATTCGGATCAATGGTGCGGTTGGGACCATGGGAATGAAACCAAGGTTCATTGACTGGAAGTATGTCATCCACCACAAACTGCCAAACCCCTACAACCCATTCTTTGGCCTGTCGATGTACGCTGCTGCTGCCAGGCCCATTATCCTGGACCGCCACAAGAATGAATTTGAACTGGCTTTCTACCTCCGCGGGGCCACCCATGCCGGGGTCATTGAAACAACCGAAGACCTGCCCAAGAAACGCTTAGACAGGCTGATGAGGAGCTTTGAACAGTCCTACACTGGCAGACGCAATTGGTGGAGGACGCTGTGGCTTCCTAAGAATGCCAAGTGGGTTTCCAATGGTATGACCATGAATGAGATGCAACATCTTGAAGGATTGCGCGAGAACAGGCTAACCCTGTTGGCCGTCCTTGGGATTCCATCTGCAATGGTGGGGATAGTTCAAGACGTTAACCGATCGACTGCCGAAATTCAAGAGCAGGCATTTTGGAACAATACCATTATCCCACTATCTCACTTTATAGCTGCTGGTTGGAACCATAGCTACCTGGTGCAGACGGTGTTCAAGGGAGAGATTTCCATTGAGCCTGACTACTCTGGGATTCGTGCGGTAGAGGGCAGTGTCATCACCAAAGGGGAGCAAACGGAAGCTGCCAAGGATGCCCTCACCGTCAATGAGATCAGGACCGACATCTGGGGCTATCCACCACTCAAGGACCCCAGAGGTGACCTTTTCATCAGCCAGCTCAAGTCCATCTCTCTGGCCGCAAACCTCTATGGGAATGTCCCAGGTAGCGATCCTGATGCCGAGGACACAGATGAAGGTGAGGAGGGTGACCGCACCGAGATCACCCTGGAGCAAGGCGACAATGACCATACCCACCAGGCAGAAGTGGACGAGGATGGCAATGGTAAGACTATTTCCATGTCTAGTGACATAGACGAACATATCCATGAGCTGGTGGGAGTGGAACAAGAAGACGGTTCTGTTGTGGTCACAGTGTCCCCTGCTGGTTCTGATGACCATGTCCACCCGGATGTCGTGCTTCAGTCTGAAAAGTCTATGGCAAACTTTGCATTCCTCAAAGCCAAGAACGAGGCAACCACCGACCAGGACCGCCTGGAAAAGACCCAAAGCGAAAAGTATTTAGGGGCCTTTAGAATCTACGTGCGGTTGCTCCTGGACCAGACAGTGGAAGCCCTGACAAAGGGCAAGGCAGTGAGCAATCACTTGCTGGCATTGAAATCCGAAAGGATGTCCCTCTATGAGGTCAAGTGCGTCCAGGTCCTCTATGAAACAATGGACAAAGCTTTCACTAGCGGCCTGGCAAACTCTAGGTCTTTCACTGCAATCAAGATCAAGGGTCCTAGATTTACGCCTACCGATGAGCAGGCTATCGAGGTCCTAAGACGTGACCGAGAGGAGGGCAAGCGTAGGAGACTGAGGGAGAGGTCCCTAGAACGCTTCCTGGGTTTTGATGATACGGCCACAGATTCCATTCTGCTTTCCATCGAACGCGGCCTGGAGGAGGGCCAGACCTTCCAGGAGATTGCCAAGACGATTGAGAAGACCTTTGGGGAGAACTATCGGGACCAGGCTTTTACGATTACCAGGACCGAGGTCTTGCACGCTGTAAGCGAGGGCTTGGCCTTTGAGATGGAAGTCCTGGCAGACATATTCACCAAGGTTGAAAAGCAATGGTTCCATGTCGGGGATACGGCAACAAACCCAGATGCAAGGCAGTGGCATAAAGAATTTGAGAACCAGATGAAAAAGCCACCCGAATACCTCTATGTGTCCCCTGAGACTGGAGCAAAGTTAAGGTACCCACGCGATCCAAATGGTGGGGCCAAGGAAAACATAAATTGCTTTGTAGGCGAGACTGAAATTAACAGTCATTCAGTTTTAAATCTCTATCGCAGAATCTATTGTGGTCCAATTGTGACCATCAAAATGTCTTCTGGTAAGTCTATCTCGGGTACACCAAATCACCCAATGTTGACCTCTAAAGGTTGGGTCACTTTGGGATCTTTGGATAAATCTCACAAGCTGGTCAAAGCCAAAGTCATTGACGGAGTTTTTCCTGCCGATGACAAGATAGGCAGTATTCCAGTTTCTTTTAGTCAGTTCTTCGCATCGTCTTTGCAGTCTGGGAATAATGAGCGGGTCGCAGGTAGTGTTATGGATTTCCACGGCGATGGGATGAACACCGATGTCGAGGTTGTATTTAAAGACAGCCTCCTGGTGGATCGGCTTGTAGCCAATGGCACTGAGACGGTTGCAAAGATCAATTTCCAGCGCACCAGACTTAGTGAGGGTATTGGCCTTGGTAACAGCAGACTTGACAAGCCTGTCAGTGGGGTCAGCTCCTCTGACCGCATCATGGGCAAGTCTTACCTGCTCAGCTCTACGTTCAGGAGGCATCTGGGACCATTTCAGAATCTCAGCCTCACTCCTGCCTCTCCATTGCAAATTCAAAATGCCAAAAGTTCTGGTCAAAGTGATTCTGGATACACCGAATCTCTCAGCCAATTTGTTGACACTAATTCCTTCATTGATGTGGAGCTTGTGGATATTGAGGATATCAGCATCACTGAAAATGCGCTTAGGCATGTCTACAACCTGTCGACTGTTAATGAAATGTATTTGGTGGAAGGGATGGTAACACACAATTGCAGATGTAGTCTTGTTACCACCGTTGCCGATGGTGCCATCAGCCGCGCACCCGAAATACTAGAATGAGCCTGGAGAGGTTTGAAAAGGATCATCCAAGATTGGTCGACGATCTTGTGATGGTTCTTGACCTCTATGGCAGTAAGCTAGACCCCCAAACCAAAAAAACCATGTTAAGGTTGATTCTAATCTCAATCCGACAACACACGACAAGAGAGGTCAAAATCAATGGCAGTTGAGATCATTGGAAATCCAGAGGCAGTGAAACGATACCGTAAATTGCTTCATAGCCGTGGGACGTTCACAAAGCGTTACCAGGCCGATATTGATGCTGGGATCATGCTGCCTAAGCCTGACGATTACATGACCACTACGGTCAATTTTAGGCAGCTCAAGGCTACCGATTTCACCAGCACCGAAGACCGCACAGACACCACTGATGCCAAGCCTGAATTGATGAAAATTGTGGGCGTGGCCAATGAGAACGCTGTCGACCGAATGGACGAGCGCCTGGACCCCAGGGGAGTGGACATCACCAATTTCAAGAAGAACCCGGTCCTGCTTGCTGACCACATGTACATGACCAGGGCAGTCATTGGTGCGGTTGAGAACGTCACACCAGAGGACGATGGGGTCAAGTTTGTAGCCAACCTTGGCGACCCAGAAAAAGCAGACCTCACCCTGGCACAAACGGAAGTCCGAAGCCTCATCAAGCAAGGGCTCCTCAAAACTGTTTCTGTGGGATTC